TGATAAATTTTTTAAGGATAGTCGTGGTTTGTAATAAAAAAATTCTGCGCTGTTTGATTTTGACACAATCTGTAGCAAAGTTTTCCATGCTTGTAAATTTTTACACAATATCACCATATGTGATAGTTCAGAATTTTCTTTGGTTTGTATTGTAGCGTCTTGAGAACATATATACAGTTCTATACCAAGAATTGGCTTTATTTTTGCCTTTTTCATTTTTTGATAAAATTGTATAGCGCCACAAATATTACCATGGTCGGTTATGGCACAACTATGTATATTTAATTCTTTGCATCTATTAGCTATTTGTTCAGGCTTAGATAAGCCATCCAATAAGCTATAATGACTATGAACATGTAAAGGAGTGTACGTCATTTATTCCACGGAGCCCGGATCTTTGTATTTGCTTACATTATGGCCAACATGTGTGTACTTGTCAATCACGAAATCTATTCCATTCAAATCAGTATCATGTTTTATTTGTTCGCATTTGCACATAACTTGTCCAATATCAGTTTTCATGCCTTCTCTGTATTCGACAATTCCATTCTCAAACGAACTTTTTCCAAAGTGACACAACTTATTACATTTCCATGTTTTATTTAGTTTTGGTTTTTTGACAGATTTTATCGTTTCAAATTTTTGTCTCAACATAGCCTCTGTTTCTGGTAAATCTGATTTATCATAACACACAGAAAATGCGCCACCATCATTGATGAAGTTTATTGAGACTATAATATGCGGATACTCCGGATATAGCATACTAACAGCATAATGATACATTCTTAACTGAGGATCTTTTTGTAATTTTGCCAAAGTCTTTTCTTCTCCAGTTGCCCAATCTAATCTTCGTCCTGTTTTCCAGTCTATAATTTCTAAAGTGTCATTATTGATTTTTGTTATAAGATCTATTGTTCCTTTAATACCAAGATTGCCGCTTATTTTTCCTTCTTTTGTATCAAACTCATATTTTGCCCAAGGTTTATTTATTATTATGTCAAATTTTTGTTCTGGCTGCATAATATCTCTACGTCTTGGATCAAACATTCTATTATTATAAGTCAAAGCCTGATTAATCCATTTAATACAATCTTTTTTATCTTTCTCTTCCCATTCATGATGAGTAAACTGTGATGTATAATAATAATATACTTTATCTATTAATGAATGTATAAATGTCGCATCAAACATATCATTATGTTTAATGTTAATCTCACCAATAATATCATCTATCATGATCTCGTTATTATTTTGATGAGATTGTTTCATTATTGCTAATATTTCTAATACTTTATGTACTATTGTTCCTTTGTCAGCCTTTTTATTTGAAGGAGATCTGTGGCCAAGAACGTATTCTATAAAGTATTGCTGTTCACACATAGTATGAGTATTGTATGAACTACTTCGCAGATATGTAATTATAATGTTAGTATTCCTTTTTTGATAAGGAAATCATATATTATTTGATTTTGTTCGTTAATAGATATATCAATATTATTTATTACCAAATCAAAATTTTCTTCAGGATAATTCTCTTTGTCTAGTGCTGTTTCACTTGAGTGTGAAGATTCGTAAGGATTTCTGGTTAACTTTATTACTATTCCACCTATATTCTGTATAGCTTCAACCTCATCTGGAAATCTACAATCAGCTATTATTGCTAAATGTGGTTTTTCTCTAAAGATCTTATTTATAGTAGCCTCAACCCAAACATTGTTTTTTAACTTCCTAAACAAATCTGTGCCTACAAATTGCATAACTTCTCTTGCTGTTAACCTTTTATTTTCCCAAATGCATTTAGTGAAAGTATTTTTATGCTCATCAGATCCATAACACTGCTCTTGTGTTAGTCCCAGAATACCCATACAAATATCTTTTTTTAATGGATCAGCAAAATTGTATATCCTGGCTTTTTCCCCATACATATTGCTTATAAATGTCCTGGCAACAAAATCAGAACATGTGGTTTTACCAGATTGTTTTCTACCAGCAAAAGCTATAATTTTTGTCATAAAATTTTTCCTATATAATCTTTGATTTGAATTTGTATTTCTTCTGGTGTCATGTCACCAACATCATTTTTAGTTATCTTTGGACAAAATATTCTATATGTTTTGGAGCATTTATTTGCTATTTGTTTTTTGGCTGTTTCTCCGGCCCCATCGTTATCTGTTAAAATAATTAAAGTCATAGCACCAGCTAAATCTAATAATAGTTTTTGCTTATCACTTAGCACAGACCCAAACATAGCAACGCTATTATGTATATCATTTTCTTCTAATCTCCACACATTACCAGGTCCCTCTACTAAAATTGCTATTCCGGTAGATTTTATATGATCTTTAGCGAACCAATAATTATATAAGTTTTCTTGGCTCTTAAAATCATAATTATGTTTCCATTTTGAATATTTATATCTGTTATTAATTTCTGGACAAGGATTTCCAGAGTCGTGATGACTCCTACAATTTTCACATTTTTCAAAAATACTTCTTCCGGTACATCCTATCATAAGTTTGTAATCATTGTCATATATTGGCACAACAATACGATTATACATTTCTTTGCCCTTGGACAAACAAACTCCCACATCATATTTGTCTAATATTTTTTGTGTATATCCTCTGTCAATATAATAATCACAGGGAAAAGATAGTAATTTTCTAACTTTTTCTCTAGGCACCCCTATAACTTTCTTTTTTGTATCGCTTGTGATATTCGTAACAATCCTAGCGAATTTAGATTTTTCTGTATTTTTTGGCTTTAAAATTTCTGGATTGTCATTAGCCAAAAACTTTTCTATAAATTGTAAGGTTTCATAAAATGTAGCTGTTTTATCTCCATTTTCTTTCCATCCATATTTATTTTTTGATAATAAGCCTCTAACAAATCCTATAATAGAACTCTTAAACGTTTCTTCACACTTGTGAGTTCTACATTTCCAATTTCCTCTATAGGATTCTCCATATGGATAAATATTAAAAGCCGACGGATTATCCCCCTCGTGTATTGGACAAGTAGAGATTAGCATTTTTGATGTTTGTCTATATTCTATTTGAAAATATTCAAATAGTTCTTCTATTTTTTCGCATAACAAATCTGACATATTCTTGATATCGTCTTGATTATATAAACGAGATTTGTTCATTATCGTCGTCATTATTCTCTTCTTTATCTTCTATTACAAAACCACCAGACTTATTATTTCCTTTATTTTTCATTAATTCTATGCGTGTTTTACCCTCTGTTATTTTTGCGCACCAACCTTTCATATTACAATTAATATAATCATTCTCATCCAATCCTCCTCCGTGCCTACTAATAACAGGTACTAATTTTCTGTTGCCGTTTTGAGGACCATCCTCTGCCATTTCTTCATCTGTTTTTCGTTTAAAAATTGTAAAATTGCTACACAACCAAACAATTCTGTCTGATCCGCTTGCTGTGTCTGTGCTTTCTTTTGTTATGCCATCTCTATTGAGTTGTATAAATGCAACTATTGGCACTTTAAATTTAACAGCAAAGTTGTGGAGCGACGTCATCATAAATCCAAGCAATTGGTATTCTTTTAGGTCTTGGCTCATACCCTGAGTATCCATCAATTTTAGATAGTCATAAAAAATTACACAATCTTTTGCTGATCCATCAGAATTAAGACCAACTACTTTTGTGACCCATCGTCTCATTATGCTTAATTGTTCTTCAAACGCTTTGCCAGCAATCGATTTGTAATATATGGGGGACTCGGACAATTGTTTTGTTGCTTGATAAATTTTTTCTTTTTTCGCTGGCGATTGAGCAAATTTACCGGTTTCTATATCTCTGAGATCGTTTTCAGAAATCATTCCTATTAGTCTATTTATATGATCCTCTCTGGTCATTTCTGTATCAAGATTGAGTACTGGTATATTTTTATTAGCTATATTCCATCCCATATTATCCACTAATAGGGTTTTGCCAGTTTTTGGTCTAGCCGCTATTACATTTATAGTTCCTCGTCTTAAACCTCCGCCTATAGCTTGATCATATATTGGAAATCCAGTCGATATTCCTACTTGATCCACAGGATTTTTTTCAAGATCCTCCACATAGGACAGAGCATTATGTCCAACTAAGCAAGGATTGTTTTCTCCGTCGTTTAGTAAATTAGTGAAATCAAAAACTGTATCCTCGGCCAAAGATAATATCTTATTAATCGACTCGCTACCCGTCACATCAAGTATCTTATCCTGTGCAATTTCTAATTGCTTATGCAATAGTCTTGCTATTTCTAATTTTTTTATTTTTGCTGCAAATTTTCTTAGATTATTTTTGTCAACCGGAAATGATATGATAGACTTTAAATGTAAAGACTCTTCGTTCTTTGATAGAATATGATATAAATTTAATTCTTGCGCCACAGAATATATAGATGCAATATCTATTGTTTTGAATTCTTGTTGCTCAAAAAGCTTGTGTAAACACTTATATATGATAGTATTACTATCTATACTAAATGTGGTCTCGGTAATAACATCGGCAACATCAAGATATGCTTCATTGCCGTATTGAATAATACCAGACAATACAGCTCTTTCAGCAGCCGGATCCGTTAAAATCATTTTAACCCTCTGATGATGAACAGTTGTTACACTTGTATCTGTCTACAGATTCCGGAGCAAGTTTTGGGCTAATTTCTTCTGTTTTCCCACACAATCTACAAGTAACTTGCACAAGAGAGAATCCTCTGGACCTGGGGGTTGGTGGGAACTTATTTAATTTTTTATCTATTGCAGCATCAGATTTATGCATTGACATTTCTGGCATAGACAAGAATTTGTTTTCTCTTTCATTGTCTACAATGCGTTTGGATCTAGTAACGCTCTTATTGTTTTTGGGAGCAGTCTTTTTTTTCTTAGTAGAAGATTTCTCTTTCGGCAACATTCCCTCTAAAAGACCTATTAATTGTTTTATTTGCCCCGGATCAAGATCTGATAAATCACCCATTTTTCACCTTTAATTTTTGTACATTTAATAATATATTTGACAGATTATTGATGGAGGTCGCTATATATGATAGTCTGTTGAGTCTTTGTTTTGCATATTTCCTG